GACTGAAAGAAAAATCGCGTGGGAAAAGTGGGAAGATCTCCCACATATAGAACCAGCACGCTCTGACCCGTTTGCTGGTATAGAATCTGAAGAGACTGAAGAGCCTGCCGAATTTGATCTATCAGATTTTTTTGAAAGAATTCCTAAGCTAGTGCATACCCCGGTGGGAATGTATCAAGTAGACGACAGAATGAGTCCTATCAAGCAATTTGATTGCTGGCTGGGGCACACCAATTTTGATATCACAGGCTCTATTCAAGATTATATAGAGTCCACCCCCGGAGTTGAAGTGCTGGTAATATTGACGAGGTATAGATTCTTTTTAGGCGTGGGAAAACTATTTAGTTTCAGGGATGTCAGAGTCAATATAGAAAACAGTATTTGCTCTAGAATACCCGGCGACGACGAAGAAGATGAATTTCCTGTTGTGGATACGCATGTAGAGAATATAAAATCAGAATTGTCTGAGTATAAGCACTGGATCATATTTATATTTCCTAATGGAGAAACATCTCACCTTGGGACTAATGATCTAGACGACAAAAAATACAAGGAAGCTGTTTTATTGTATAAAAATGCTAAAATGCTGTCCGGGGGGACGATTATACAGTCAGATAATTGATAATTTAGATTTGGAAACACGAAACGGAGCAGGACATGACGAAGGAGCCAAGGAAAATATATGACGAAGAATTTGAGAAAGAGTTCAAAAACATAAATAACGCAAAAATAATGAACAAGGTTTGCGGATTTTATAAAAACGTTATTCCAAAAGAAGATCTTTATGGATGTAAATTAGTAGCGCTTTGGAAGGCTCTTGTTAAATTTGACATATCTTGTGGGCAAAAATTTACTTCTTACTTATACAACAGCATTAAATGGGAATGCCAAAAGGAGTTGTATATTATAAACAAATATAGGAGGGGGGCGGACTATAACGACGATTTATTCGAGTGTTTTGATCAAAATTCAACAGAGATGCTTGATGCTATAAAAATGCTGCCTCCAAGAATACAAGATGCTATTGAACAAAGATTTTTTTATGGGTTTACCATGGAAGAAATAGGCAAGAAAAACAGTTATAGCAGGGAAACAGCCAGAAGATATGTTAAGAAGGGTCTGGAAAAACTAAAAGACATATGCAAGCAGAACTAGAGAAAACATCCTTCAAATTGGTGTATAATATACTAGGATCGGATACTCATATTAATAGGAAAAATAGGATTGATAGCCATACACAGAAAGGTGTTTTAAAATGGCTACAACTACAGTATCAGGTACAGGCAAAAAGAACAACGGGGCTACTGTCCTCGGTATCAATGCTGCCACCACCACCACGGCGGGATCTCCTGTCACGAGAACTTTTGAAGTTAAAGCTAACGCTATCTCAGAAACGCCCGACGTTGGCTACGGCGGCAAGGTAGTCGCTCTGACTGGCAGTAAGTGGAAGCCCGGTGTTCAAACCTCCAAAGGTTCTGGAACCCTAGCTTACCAACCCAAGGCCAATGATCCGCAGTTCCTGCTTCGCGGCTATGCCTCGAAGATTAACAACGTTGCCTCAACCCTACTAACCTTCCCCGGAAGCGAAGTACCCGAGCGCGTTGCTATTCATGACTTCTCTGAAACTGAACGAATCCATATCAGCAGCATCAACTACACCACCGGTATCAGAACCGATGGTGGTAGCGCTGGCAACAACGTTTCGTTCAACGCTGACCATGCTGCCACGCCGACTCGTGCAGTACCCGGCGAATTCACCATTCTTGAAGACTTTGTTACGTTTACAAACAACAACAAGGATTATCCTGCCAAGACTGGTGGCTAATTAATTGACAATTTTATAACCGGAGGGGTCGTTGGTTCACGCTCTCGACCCCTCTTTTTATCTTGGAGTCATCATGGATTCAGAAATCTTTTCAATTCCTGTATTGGCAGCAATAGTGGCCGTTGTTTTGGGTTTAGGGAAGGTAATTGAGGTTCTTATTTTAAAAGCAGTTCCTCCGAAATCGATTTTGATGGATGACGAAAGAGACTGGATAAAACATACCAACGAGATTATGTCAAAGTGTGACACTGATGGAACACCCTTGGTGTATGTGCCTAGAAGTTGGGCGGAAATCCAAAAAGACATGCAGCATGTAATGATAAAAATCGTTAATGATCAGAGAAGGATAGCTGATATATTAGATAGAATAGAAAAAAAGCTAGAGAACGAATAGATGAACTTAGTCCCCTATCGTGATGCAGTGTCTCAAATCGAAGAGGCAGACGTTTTACTGTTTCGTGGTGAGGGACTAGTTTCTTGGCTCATTAAAAGATATGGTAGCGGAGTTCACAGCCACGCTGCGATAGCACATTGGGATGATGACGATCTACAGTGTGTGGAGTTTAGAGAGTTCAAAGGTGGTAGGGCCGTCTCTATGAAGTCTCAAGTAGAAACCCATCCAGACAACATCGATGTATTTAGAGCGGCTAACTATATTGAGTTTGGAGATGTAGGATATAGACTAACTCAGGACAAAGCGAACGAGATCACAGATGTCATGAACGACATTACCGGTCTTCCCTATGGGTGGAAAAACTTTTGGAAACTTGGAAAACACTATCTACCGTTTTGCAGACTTGCTGAGCAAAATGTAAAAGACGACGACCCGACAAATGTGTTCGTTTGCAGCACGGCTGTTGTGTACGCTTACAGACAAGCCTTTCTAGATCCAGTTCCTTACCTAGCTGACTCTGCGGTAACACCGGCAGATCTAGCCAGATCTTGTCTTTTCGAATATAAATTCACAATCCACAAGGATTGGTGATGCAGGATTTAGGAATCGTTATTTTAGGATTTGCTTTTTCGATGCTCGTTTTAGGCTTACTAATGAAGGTTAGAAACGATTGAGGAATCAACCATGAATAAATTTCTATGTACAGCTACGCTTTTCTTAGCGTTAATTCTAAGCAGCCAGCCAGCCTCGGCGCAAGCTCTAACTATTGATCAGGCACTCGATGCAGTATGTAGGGTGAATACCAATGGAGCCAGAGGCAGCGGAACTGTATTTCAAGAAGACGAAGAAAACTACTATGTGCTAACCAACGGCCATGTAATTGGAAGGGCGAGAAAAGGTCATTTGGAATTTTTCCAAGATGGCTATAAATCCGCAATGATTCCTTTTAAAACTGAATACGTGGCTTACGAAGAAGGCACTGCTCTTGACTTAGCCATAGTCTCAGTAAAAAAGAAATATTTCGGTCGATATCCCCCCAGAGTCATTCCTCTTGCTCCCAAAGGTACAAAAATAGGAGCTAACGACCTTGTGATGGCTGGCGGATGTCCTTCTGCTCAATGGGCGTGCGCTTGGAAAGGTAGAGTCATTAGAAATGCGGGGGCTGTTATCAGCTTTAATGCCGCTCCTATTGGGGGACAATCAGGTAGTGGAGTTCTCATTCTTATCAAAGATGACAAGGGAGAGATTCATACTAGACTGGGTATCTTGCTGGCTTGGAGAGTTGGAGATGGGGCTTGGACAGATGATGGCCCAAACGACTACGGCGCTGGCTTATCTCTAAAGCAAATTTATGCTATCATTGAGGGTAATGGTCAGGGACATCCTATTGAAACTTCTTACAATTTAGTATACGAAGAAAAAAAAGAAGAGGCGAAAAACACTAAGTCCGCAGAAGAAAGACTAAACAGGGTTTGTCCCCATTGCAAACATAAAATTAAAGATCATGTGGTTATTCCACGAGAGGGCGGTCTTAGGAAAACTAACAAGGGCGAGTTTATGTTTTGTCCCGAGCTTAAGTTTGGAGATGGTGGAGTTGCGGATACGGCAAAATACTATGGAGGCATAAGAGTCGGGGAGCTATACGAAGGCAACGGTTTGTTTCCTTGGTGTCCTTGGGATAGATGTCCCCCGCCCAATCAACCACCTCAATTGCCACCCTCTAATCCAAATCCGCCAGACGGCGGCGGTGGAGGCGGCTTTAATGGTTGGCCCGGAAGGCCAGACCCCGGTGGCCCAGTTGATCCACCTATTGATTTTGCAAAAGAACGTCAAGAGTATCTTGATAAGATCACAGAACTTCAAGAAAAACTAACCAATCTTGAGTCTCTTTCCGAAAGCTTAAAAGCTGAGCTTGCAGGGGTAAGTGGCAATCTATCAAGTTCTAATAATGAAATTAATGGCCTTAAAGAACTTCTTGGCAGAGTTGAAGGCCAAAAGGGTTTGCTGGCATCTCGAATAGAAGAATTGATGGGGATTGTTCAGAATAAGGATTCGCAAATTTCTGATTTGGCCGAGAATGGTGTCCATTACTTAGATGGTGCTACTGGAGGCAATGGAAATACTGTCGAAAACGTAAGTTTTACTTTAGGAGGTATGAGTTTGGGAATGCTTGCTCTAAAATATGGAGTGCCATTCCTGCTTAACAGAAGACGAAAAAGAAAAAGAAAAAAAGAGGATGACGAAAGCGACGATAATGGGTATGATATTGATAGGGAACTCCCATCCGATGATGGGCGTGACGATTGTGTACAAAGGCACGTACACGAGCATCAACACTATGGCATTCCAGATTGTGGACCTGTAAGACCTCCAGAGCATAAAGATGAGTATGTAATGGATAGAAGAGATCTACCTAAAGGCAGGAGTGTTGATGAAATACCTAACGATTTTCTCCCTTACGGTTTTAAGGCTGATACCGTATCGTCCCCCGGACTAGCACCACAATTGCCACATGTTCCATTTGGATCAAGGAAGTCTATTGGCCCAGAGCAGATTATGACTACTCTGGGAGAATTGGTTAATGAGTACGGAGACGACCACACCATGACTGCTTTTCAAATTGACACACTTTTACGACAAAGACTTAAGAAGAAGTATAATATCGAGTAAAGGAGATATAATATGTCTGATACCTTAGCAACCCCAACCCACGACGCAATTATTCCTCACATGTTTGAGGGAGTTAAGTGGGCTATCCCCAATGTAGGGGACAACAAAGAAACTCACAACCTAGCGCTAGGCAGGTTGTTTGACAAGGTTGGCGAGCATCTACAGGCGTTCTCAGTTAGAACAGACTGTTTTGTTCCCGGCCCTCCGACTCTTGGAGCCGTTAAGCACCATCATAACATGTTTGTTCGTCTGAACGACCTTATTGATGTTAATACCAAGAGAGACAATGTGGAGCGTCTTGAAGCTCATCATATTACGCATGAGCGTAGAGCATTCAAGGTTTATCCCATTAGATATTTTGATGTCAAAAACGACTACTGCCGTCGATGGATCGAGCTTTGCTTGCAGGGCATGAGCAATATTGTTCAGCTTAGCGAGAATACTTGGTCGAACGACTGGAGTGAGTCTACTGCCATCGAAATCAAGAAGCTATTCCGTGAAGCGTATCGCCTTATGTGCGTAGAACTCTTTAGGGTTCCTTATGCCGATGCGGAAAAGGTTTTTGACAATGTGGCTCCGTTCTTCTTGACATCAGAGCATTTTAACAACTATGATGTCTCTCATATCCCCACTATCGAATGGATTAAACATCCTGCTCTCGGTAGCGAGTTTACAGAAGATGAGCTTAGACCTATTTCCACCAACAATGTTCCAGTCGCTCCCGGCGTTGTCGAGAACGATGGAAACTCTCCGCAGCGTGAACTTGAAAGACGTATGCAGGGTGGTGGCGAAGTAGTTAACTAACTGCTATATATACTAAGACCCAAAGGAAGGATTCCGATGAAGAAGGCTGTGTGGATCGCTACACTAGTTGTGGCTATGTTTGCTGCAACTGTGAATGCTCAGGACAACCAACTCTATCAACATCTGCAAGACGTTTCTGTTACCGTAAAGGCGGCAGGTGGGGAAGGCTCTGGCATTATCGTAACGCGAGAAGTCGAAGTCTCCCCAAACGTCAAGCAGAAGGTTAATTTTGTTTGGACGGCTGCTCATGTTGTTGATGGTCTTAGATCGGTTAGAGTTGTCATCAAAGATGGGAAGCCTCAAACAGTTGTTGAGTTCAAGGACGCTCAAATTGTTAAAGAATTGGTCGAGGATGGTCGCCGTGTTGGCGAGTTCAAGATGGAAGCCAAAGTAATTAAATACTCCGACGCTGAAAACGGAGAAGACTTGGCTCTCTTGATGGTTAGAAAGAAGGGTTTTATTGACAAGACCACTACTTTCTATAAAGACTCTGGTAAGCCAGTCGCTATTGGTACTGAGCTATATCATGTCGGCTCTTTACTAGGCCAAGTAGGCAGCAACTCGATGACGCGAGGAATTTGTTCTCAAGTTGGTAGAGTTCTTGATCTTGGCACTGGAGACGGGGTGGTCTTCGACCAAACCACAGTAACAGCATTTCCGGGGTCTAGCGGCGGTGGAGTATTCCTTAGCGAACGCAGCAAGGAAAAAGCCGGGCAGTATGTTGGCATGCTTGTTCGTGGAGCCGGAGAGACTTTTAATCTGATCGTTCCGGTAAGGCGAATGAGAGCCTATGCCAAGGCAGAGGGTGTTTTGTGGGCTATTGACACAGACGTTAAAGTCCCCTCTATTAAAGAGCTTGCGACCTTATCAGCAGAAGGGCCAAAGTCTAAGACTACGCCCGGCGCTAAGGCCACTAAAGACGCTGTAAAATTTCCAGTGCTTCCCCTAATTAGAGAAGATAATGACTCTAAGACCATCAGCGCTCCTCGTACTTAAAGTAGCGTGCGCGGCAGTCATACTCATTGTTCTAGATATTATTATAATTGACTACTATATGGCTCCTAAAAAAACCGAGCCTACTCCTGAAGTTCAAAACGTATCTATAACCAATCAAGACGTAGCCGCTCTTGCGGCGGGCCTACAGAACATGAACAGGCAAGCCGTTATGAGGGACACGATATTATTGCAACAGCTTCTAAATACTCAACATCAACTCGGTATGCATAATCAGAAAATCCCTATGTGTCCCGAATGCAACAATAGTGCTAATACGGGATATAGAATCACTAAGGATGGACCTCTCTGAAATGGATTTCGTATTACTTTTTTTATGGAGAATAGACGATGACTGAAAAACTATCACTATTAATCAAGTCTCGACGATTTTGGGTCGCTGTTGGCGGTGTCCTAGTGACGACCACTAACATTCTCGGTCTCGACCTAGATCCAGAGCAGGTTAGCAACATCGTGCTAATAGGCGGCGCTTGGATTGTTGGAGACAGTCTAAGGTCTGCGTAAGGAATATAAATGGGCATAAAAGCTAAAAGTAAGATTTTAGTTACGGGTGGAAAAGGATTTCTAGGTCGTGTTGTATGTAGAAAATTAAAAGCTTCTGGATACAGCAACGTAATAGACCTTCCGGGTTCTCGCGCGCCAATGTCTCTTGACCTTACTAGGTATGTAGATGTAGCGCATTTATTTAACTATCATAAGCCTAATATAGTAGTACATTTAGCTGCTAGGGTTGGTGGTATTGGAGCGAATAAAGAGAACCCCGGAAGGTTTTTTTACGACAACATGGCTATGGGTCTTAATCTCATAGAAGAAGCAAGAAAACATAACTGTGAAAAGTTTTTGCTAACTAGCACAGTTTGTTCTTACCCAAAATTCACTCCCGTCCCGTTTAAAGAATCTGATATATGGAATGGATATCCAGAAGAGACCAATGCGCCTTATGGGGTTGCCAAAAAAGCTCTTATGGAAATGCTTCAAGCCTATAGAAATCAATACGGAATGAATGGTGTTACATTAATACCAGTCAATATGTATGGCCCCGGAGACAATTTTGATCCCAACAGTAGCCATGTCATTCCAGCCCTAATTTTAAAATTCAAACAGGCAATCGCCAATAATGACAAAGAGGTCGTAGTCTGGGGTAGTGGCAAAGCCAGTAGAGAATTCCTGTATGTAGATGACTGTGCGGAAGCTATAGTCACGGCTGTGGAAAAATATAATGATCCATATCCAGTTAATATAGGAACCGGCAAAGAAATTACAATTGAGAAACTAGTTGGACTGATCGCTGAACTTGTTGGCTTTAATGGGTCTATAGTTTTTGACACGTCCAAACCAGATGGTCAGCCTAGAAGGTGTCTCGACACTCAGATGGCAGAATCCTATTTCGGCTTTGAGGCTTCTACAGATTTACACGACGGGCTGAAAAGGACTATAGAGTGGTTTGATGAAAGTAATTTGCTCAACAGTTATACGGGCTGCTGAACAAGGGTCTGTGCACGGAGGATTATATGTCATTGATATTAACAATGATGAAATCCTCAAGTATATTCCATACGCTGGAGATTTCGACAATGAGAATACTAGGGGTGGAGAGAGAGGGTTAAGAGGCATAGCTGTCTTAGAAGACAAAATAATAGTTGCTGATTCCAGCGGATTGTTAGAACTAGACAAACAAACATACGAAATAACTAACCAAAAACAAGATAAAGATTTTTTCAAATCTATACACGAAATCTGCTACTTCGATAATCATATATGGGTGACATCTACTGGGTATGATGCAATAGTCAAGCTTGACCTAGACCTCAACATCACTGAGTTTTGGGAAATCTTAGGAGAAAGCAAAGAAGACCACAAGGTATTCACAGGTAAAAGACAAATAGATCCTGAAGAAGCTGTGCCAGATGACAAATATCATATTAACTCAATTTCTTCCTTTTCTGGCAGACTGGTATTCTCTGCCCTGATTACTCACCTGTATGATTTTCACACCATGAAAGTCGCAGAATCCATGCCATCCATAAACGGAGTCAAAAGTTTTCAACACAACTTTTATGAATACAACGACTGCACCATGATTAACATGACCAGCTTAAAACATTTAGGAATTATTAAGAACGGACAATCAAGCTTCTTTCCCATTCCAGCTACTGATTATGCTAAATTTTCAGTAGATAAGATAGCAGAAAATAACTGGAATAGAGGCTTGACTAGAAACAAGGATTATGCTATAATAGGGTCTTCCCCTGCCCGTCTGCTCGTGTTTGACATAGAGAGGCAAGAATTTGTCAAGCAATTGCAAATAGAGGAAGACATTAAACACTGTGTTCACGGTTTAGAAATTTTAGAGGTGTGATCATGCTACGTAGAGAGTTTTTAAAGATCGGCGCTATGGCTGCTGCAACTATTCCATTCATTGGTACTGACACTTCGGAAGCCGCCGATGTTCAAATCTTTGTGCGTAACATCGAACATTCTATCGATACCCATAGACTTAACAAGTCTTCTCATTTATATATTAATCAGTTTTATCAACCCCGTCCAATGATTTGGGTGTGGACTCCGCATGGATGGACTATCCAAGCTCAGCCTGTTTATTACAGAAGCAATTTGAGTTTCCAAGGGCACTTACAGGGATACCGACAGTTGGTTCAACGCCGAGACAATATTAAACAAATTTCAATACATGACGCTGACTGTGTTTATATTCTAGAAGATGGAACTATTAAAATTTATGACAAAAGACAAAAGGCAGTTACATCATCTTCTAAAATTCCTAATTATGCTGCCGGTCTTGGGAGGATAGATGCACACTACAGAAGTAGAGCTAGGTAACTGGGACAAACCAGTAAATAGAATAGTAAATCACTTTGGATTTCAAGGTGGTAAAAAACAGGCTTTGTTAAAAGACATAGTCTTATTCAAAAAACTCGATGCCAAATACGGCTGCTTTGGTTTCAATGGAATCAAAAAGATTCTAGAAATCAATAAAAGTGATGTAAACACTTTGTCAATAGCTGCAAAAATTTTGGGCTTCAGAGGAGAGTACACAGTGTGTAAACCAGACAATGTAGCAAGATTACCCGAAGAAGAATTTGATATCTGTGTAATTAGAAATAATGGACACTCTAGTCTTATCAAGGATGTTAGAGCTAAATACTCTTTGAAGGCTTTCTAATGGGTAAAACGATACGCAAACAAACTAAAAAAGATAAGCGTCAACAGAAGCTGAAAAGACAGGCAAGGCAGAAAAGACGTGTCGCACAACCGGCCAAGCTGGGATGAGTATTTTATGGGTATGGCGTGTTATGCGTCCATACGTAGCCATGATTCACAAACCAAGGTGGGTTGTGTCATAGTCGGCAGCCCCAATGTGGTTGTTGGAATTGGATATAATGGATTCTGCTCGGGAGTCAAAGAAGACGATCTCCCCATCACAAGACCTGACAAGTATCCATTTATTGTACACGCGGAAGCCAACGCTATAAGCAATTTAGCGATTAAACAGATCGACTGGTACAAGGCTTATATAACACACCTGCCCTGTGCTAGTTGTGCAAAATTACTATGGCAAAGCGGCGTGATGGAGTGGTATGTACCAAAAGGAGCTAAGGCCCACGGAGAAACAGAGGAAGATAAAATCGTTTACGACCATCTTATAGATAACGGTCTAGAAATCACGTATCTTGACTCTGATAAAGTGTATAATATCTTAGATGGCCTCAAGAATAATTCATAATGGTCCACCTCTGTGGGCGAGAAAGAAAGTCATGCAAGAGCCACCAAAAGGCATAACGACCGACTGCAAAGTCGTAAGAGTTATTGATGGAGACACGGTAGATGTAGAAATAACGAGAACAGTTCGTGTTAGATTGATTGACTGCTGGGCGCCAGAAACTCGCACGTTAGATCCGGTAGAAAAAACCAAGGGATATGAATCTAAAAAACACCTTCACAATTTGTTGAAACAGGTTTTTTACAATGATCTTGCGGCTAGAAAACAAAAAAAGATTACTCTCTTCATCCCAGCAGACGAGCAAGGAGAGCTTAAAGACAATTTTACTTTCAGCAGGGTTTTAGGAAGGCTATTTGTAAGCGGGGAAGACGTGTCGGAACTTATGGTAAAGGCTGGAAAGGCCACTAAGAACAAATGAATCTTAGAGGAAATAAGAGAGATAAACCATTTACGCTTAAATTGGCTAACGGAAAAGAAAAATCTTTCCAAGACGGCGACGCCATGCATGCTTGGTATATGAAAAACAGAGACAATCAGTACAAAACTAAAAAAAATAAAAGGCCCCGCAGGGACTCCAAAAATAAACAGTAGGAACAATGTCTGTAAAAGAACTAGAGAGTTATACGTTTGTTTCTAAATATGCAAGATGGATACCAGAAAAAAAAAGAAGGGAAACTTGGAAAGAGTCGGTTGATCGTGTCAAACAAATGATGCTCGGTCAGTATCCTGAAGCTAAAAAGGATATTGAGTGGGCTTATGATATGATGCACACCAAAAGGGTGTTAGGCTCTCAACGTGCACTACAATTTGGCGGCTCGCCAATTGTAAAACATAATGCTAGGGTTTATAACTGTATAGCATCCTTTATAGACCGCCCAAGGTTCTTTCAGGAGTGCATGTATCTTCTCTTGTGCGGCTGCGGCACTGGATTCTCTGTTCAGAAGCACCATGTAGAAAAGCTACCCAAGCTGGTCCATAAGAAAGAAGGCAGCAAGAAATTCACCATTCCAGATACAATAGAGGGATGGTCTGATGCTGTTGGTGTTTTAGTCAGCAGCTATTTTGAAAAATGTGATCTGTTTTCAGAGTATGAAGGAAAAAATGTAACCTTTGATTACTCCGAGATCAGACCAGCCGGATCATATCTAAGCTCAAGCTCTGGCAAGGCTCCCGGCGCAGAACCTCTGAAAAAAGCCCTAACGAATATTAAGAAAGTTTTAGACAAGGCGTTAAAGGATGCTCTATTTTCAAATAGAAAGCTGAGACCTATAGATGTCTACGATGTTGTTATGCATGCTGCTGACGCTGTTATATCTGGCGGTGTACGCAGAAGTGCTACGATTTGTCTTTTTTCGCCAGACGATGAAGAGATGGCATTGGCAAAGACTGGTAATTGGTTTCACGATAATCCTCAACGTGGCCGGTCTAATAATTCTGCTCTTTTACTACGGGGTTCAACGACTCCTGAACAATTTTCTGAATTGATGCAATCGGTCAAGGAGTTTGGAGAACCGGGGTTTGTATGGTCGGATTCCACAGAGTTCGTAGTTAACCCCTGCGTTGAAATTGGACTATATCCTGTTGATGATGAGAGCGGTGAAACAGGATGGCAAGCGTGCAATCTAAGCACAATCAATTGCGCTAAAATTAAAACCAAAGACGAGTTCTTAGAATCTTGTAGAGCGGCCTCCATTATTGGAACTTTGCAGGCTGGCTTTACGTCCATGCCATATCTGGGGAAAACCACAGAGAAGATTCTTCGACGCGAGGCTTTGCTGGGCGTTTCTATGACAGGCATCATGGAGCGTCACGATATTTGTCTTGATCCCGATGTACAAAAAGAGGGAGCGAGAGAAGTAAAGAGAACCAATAAGAATATAGCTAAAAAGATTGGTATCAACCAAGCTGCCAGAGCCACCTGTGTCAAGCCAGAAGGTACTGCTTCTTGTATTCTTGGAACTAGCTCAGGTATTCATCCGCATCACGCTAAGAGATATATCCGGCGTGTACAGGCCAATAAGATGGAAGACATCTACCAACATTTTAAGAAGACGAATCCGCGAGCCTGTGAAGAGTCTGTGTGGTCTGCAAATGACAGCGACGATGTTGTATCGTTTTGTATAGAAGTTCCCGATGGGTCCAAACTCAAGAATCAAGTTGGGGCTACTGGCCTTCTGGATTATGTAAAAAGTACTCAACAAAATTGGGTAATGATAGGTAGAACCGATAGCCTTTGTGCACAACCTTATTTACAGCACAACGTGTCTAATACCATTAATGTTAAGCCAGAAGAATGGGATGTGGTAGAAAAGTTTATTTATAAGAATAGAAAGTATTTCTGTGGGGTTTCCCTTCTTCCCCTTAGCGGAGATAAGGACTATCCTCAAGCTCCCTTTACAACTGTGTATCTCCCTAGCGAGATGGTGTCTCATTATGGAGATGGCGCAATGTTTGTAAGTGGCCTTATTGAAGTGGCGCTTAATTTATGGGAAGACAACCTTTGGACCGCTTGCGATTCGCTGTTAGGCTTTGGACAGAAAGTAAAAGGCAACGGTAAGAAGACTTGGGCAGACAGATGTCAAAGGTTTGCCGATAAATATATGGATGGAGACATCAAGAAGCTAACCTACTGTATGAAAGATGTGTACAATTGGAAAGAGTGGGTTGATATTAAAAGATCTTATTCTGCTGTTGATTATACCGAGTGCATAGAGGAGCAAGATAATACTACCCCAGAGCAAGAACTAGCTTGCGCAGGAGGCGTTTGTGAAATTATTTAATTGGACAACAGGAGGAAACGAAATGGGAGGTAACCCGGAGATCGGATCAATACGAGTTAAAAAAGTAAACTCTAACGCTAAACTTCCGTCGAAAGCCCATGACACAGACGCTGGATTTGATCTTTATGCTGAAAAGTATAGTTCAATTCCAGTTGGCGAAACCAGATTGATTGGAACTGGAATAGCCATGGCTATTCCAAGGGGGCATGCTGGCCTTATATGGGACAGGTCTTCCATGGGAGTAAAGGGTTTGCACAGGTTTGCTGGCGTAATAGATTCTGACTATAGAGGCGAAATTAAAGTGTGTATACATAACGCCTCTCAAGAAAGTTATACTATAAGTGAAGGAGACAAGATAGCTCAGCTTATTATACAAGAGGTGCCATCTTTCTTCTTAAGAGAAGTGGATTCATTGGAGGACACTGAGCGTGGTGGCAAAGGTTTTGGTAGTTCCGGTATATAGAAAAAATACTTATGAAAAGAGGCCCGAAAAGAACCCTTAAACCAAAAACTCCTAATCAAGCTGAATACATTAGAACAATAGCAGAAAATGACATTACGTTTTGCGAAGGTCCAGCAGGGTCTGGCAAAACTAGCGTAGCTGTTGGGCTGGCTTGTCAATATTTAAAAGAAGGCAGGGTACATAAAATAATAATAACTAGACCTGTTGTTGAGTCTGGAAGAACAGGTCTGGGATTTTTGCCGGGAAGTTTCAAAGAAAAGATACACCCGTATCTGATACCTATTCTAGAAGAAATGAAATTATATCTGACACAAGCGCAGATAAAAAAGTTTCTTGATGACGACACGATAGAAGTTGTTCCTCTGGAGTACATGAGGGGTAGAAACTTTCACAACTGCTTTATGATCTTGGATGAAGCCCAAAATACAACGTATGAACAAATTAAAATGTTCATCACCCGCATAGGCAGAAAATCCAAGGCGGTCGTCAACGGAGATATAGACCAAAGCGACTTACCTCCAAATGCTAGAGGAGCACTGGAGCGATGTTTGGACAGGTTGGAAGACACAAACTTAGTGGGAATTGTAGAGTTAACAGAAGATGATATTGTTAGAAATAGAATTATATCTGCAATATTATCTAAGTTATAAGCCCTTGTAGCTCAACAGGACAGAGCAACGGTCTTCTAAACCGTAGGTTGCAGGTTCGAGTCCTGCCGAGGGTACGTGCATCCACGTCGATTGGACGGTATAACATAAAAGGAGGGATACAATGGCCGATTCACTTAAGACACTAATAGTGGACTGTGATGGTGTAATAGCGGATAAAAACCACGGTGGAGACTATAGCAAGGCTGGTCCTTTACAACACGGCATAGATCAAGTCAATAAGCTATATGACATGGGTTTTGTTATTACGTTATATACCGCTAGGTATGGAGACAGAGAGAAGGGAAACATCCATCGTCAATATGGACGCGGATATAGGGAGTGGACAGACTGGCTGGAGGACCACGGCGTTAAATATCATCACGCCTACATGGGCAAACCCGCTGGCGTCATCTATATAGACGACAAAGCCGCTAGGGTTCGTTCAGACGACGAATCTGGCTGGTCAGACGTTTGGGAAGAAGTGTCTAATCTAGAAGGTAAAGACAGATATGGCAATCCAATACAATCATGAAAACTTTCACGAGGCTGTTTAACAAATACGCCTACACAGCAGCATACGCCCAACTGTGGCTTTTTATTGGGGTTGCTTCTGCTGTTGATATATACACGTCTATAAAGACACAAGAATATTTGTTAGAGCTTGAGCTTAATCCAGTGGGCAGATGGCTCATACGAGAAGACGGTGGGGATATAGCCTTGTTTATGGGGGTGAAGACTGTTGGGACGACGCTTGCTCTTGGAATCCTTGTTATATTATATCACTGGAAAAAACTCTGGGCTTGGGCTTCCATTATTGGGGTGGCACTCATGCAAATCTTTGTTTTATGGAGTCTGCAACGATGAAGTTATTTGGCTTAGAGCTAGGATCTTTATCCGAAAAAATATTTTCACCTTTGAACAAAGAGTATAGCTTAACGACTGAAGATGGCAAACCATTTCGACTAATGAAACAAGAACAATATTACGAAATTATTACACTGTCTAAAAAAGCTCCTATGATAAGTGGCAATATCGTGGAGCATCTGTGCGAGCAACTAATAAATATAAGACTCCTGTCTTTACAACTAGTAGACTCACAAAAAAAGAACAATTCTAGAGCGACTAAGACTATCATTGAAGATCTGGAAAAGATTGTCTAATGCCAACATATGAATATAAGTGTTCCTCTTGTGGGCATGGTTTTGAAATAGTTCAATCGATGAAAGACAGAGCAAAAAGAAAATGCCCAAAGTGTGAGAAAAATAAACTGGCTCGTGTTTTTGGAACTCCGTTTATTTTTACGAAAGGAGAGCCTCAAACAATTGGACACTGGGCTGAAAGAAACACAGCACAGATGGGAAGATACGAACTGGGAGACAAAAAGGGAGCACAGGAGGAGGCCAAGAAGAAAGCCGCTGGAAGTACACCGAAGGGGGCTACAAAAAAAGAAATCAGAAAAATGACGCCCGAACAAAAAAAGAGATACATAGAAAAAGGAACTAAATAATGGCTGGAGATGCGCCATATAAAGCCATTGTAACAATGGATATAGCTATTCACGAAGTTCTCAAAACGGGAGAATGCGCCGGAGACAAAATGTCTTTGGAGGAAATGAGTAGATATGGAATTAAATCCGAAAAAGTTCCTGTGGTTGTTAAGGGTAATAATAAATACGAGTGCGTAAAAAATTTAATCAATAAAATCAAAGAATTTCACGACGGACAATAATCATGGTAGATTTTTTTCATAAAGAGCCTGAAGAAGCTAAACCTCCGGTGGAGGTAAAATCCATCCAGCTAGATTGTTCTAGTTGTGGCAAGGCCCTAGTTAAAGTAATGCGTGTCAAAGAAGCTCCAACCTCGGTTAATATACGAGCCAACTGTTGCTTTTGCGGAGACTCTAGTTTTGTAAAAGAGGTTTCGGGTTCATTCTATAT